GCCCATCCTTCTTTAGAATCCGACACAACAATAGAAGTCTTACTATCAAACAACTGCTCTGGCACTTCAGGTAATTTCTTAACATACTGTTGCTCCACTGAGAAACCAACACCAGTACCACAGAGAAGGATATACATCGCTTCGTCAAAGGCTTTAGGGTCATCAATCGGTAAATAAGAACAGTTAAACGCAGCCACGTTCTGACGCTCTAGGGCTGGTCCTGCTGTCATAATAGCCCGCATAGACGGAACTACATCTAATGCTACTACTGCTTGCTCAAGTTCGTTACGCAGCTCTTTAGTGAGTGTGTAGTTCTGCTTAGTTGCAAGGTGCTTCTCCATAAAATCAAAGTATCGTGCTACTGTCTCATCCCAGTGCTCACGACGACCTTTATCGTCAAGATAACGACTGTATCTCGATTTAGCGATGAAGGTGTTATACGGTGTCATTGTGTAGGTATTGCTCATTATTCCACTTCCTGTTCTAGTTTATCTGCCTTGTCTTCGATTACATCGCTGAATCTTTCGACAAGTTCCTCACTGCTTATTTCTAGTAGCTCTAACAGGTCTAACTCTGGTATCTGTTTTAGTCTTTCCTTTATTTCTACTAGGGTCAACGGCATTTTTTACTTCCTTAACTTTAAAATGTTTAATTGCTTCTTTAAGACCATCTTCCCACTTCTCAAACCACACAGTCTTCATCGTATCATACCAATACGTAGTTTCTAGTGCAGGATACCATCTCCAGCAAGATAATTTTCCTTGTCCTATTAAATTAGCGACAGGGACACCTACCGAGCCAGCGATATGTGCAATAGCTGAATCAACAGAGATAACTCCGTCCAATGCTTGAACTTTGTCAGCAGTGTCAATCCATAAATCAGAAGTGAGATACCCTTCATCTTGCTGCAAACTTACCCAATCAAACTCTGGGTGTTCCTTGATGAAGTTCAACATGATTTCTTTAGGCATTTGCTTTGCCTTCATGTTCCAACTGGTGTTGGTAGTGGTATAACAGTATCCTATCACAGGTTTAACTCTTTTTTCTTGACTTAGATCAAGATTTCTAAAGATACCTTCAGAGCCGTAGATGTGGTCTACAGGCTTCGGAGACATAACCCCATGTTCCATAAGACAATATGGCAAGGACATCACTTTTAGCCTGATTCCGTTCTTAATCGGCTGTTCCATATCGTAAAATCCATCGTGATTAGGAAGCCTTCTTAGGAGCTTTAGAATCTGTCGAGGGAAAGCTAATTTAACTGACTTAGCTCCAGCTTCTTTCAGCAACGGAATGAAGCGACTGAACTGAATCATATCGCCCCATCCAGCCTCACACCACACAACAACATTCTCATCTTTGATGCTCATTCCGGGAATCCACACACGCATCTTATCAAAGCTAGACTTAACTCCGTACACTGGTGTTAGGTTCGGAAGAGACCGAAGCTCATGCAAATAGAAACCATATTCCCAGTTCCCTTCCTTAATGAGTTTCTGTCCCTTCTGATAAGCTGGATTAGCGTCTTCTTGGTTTGTTATCCCATAGAAGTTAATCCGTCGATGTTTGTTAAGCTCCTGCATAGTAATGTTCTTTCACCTCATCATAAACCGTATGTAGCTTCTCAGCATAATGTATTAGCTTCTCGATGTCCTGACGACCAGCTTTGTAAGGAAAACGTAAAGCATACTTAATGATGTTAGCTGTGTAAGGATCAAGATGATAAGCATCAATAATGTCCCATACTTGCATCTTAGCGACTTGGTAATGATTACCGCCAACTTGTTTAGCTACAATCCCATCACGCTTTTGTTTCTCTTCAATATAATCACCTATTGTGCAACTCATGCTAATCCTTTCACTTCCGCTTTGTGTGTTTTCTCGCTCTTGGTCGCCTGACTCCAACTTCCGCAAGCCTTGCACTGATAACGTTGATATGTCCCAACAGACGAAATAGCAGTTCCACGCTTTTGAAGTCTAGGTTCAGAACAGGTGGGGCAAACAGGATGATTGGAAAAAAGATTATGATTAGGATGGTGTTTAATCCATGAAAACAAACGACGGTAAAGAGATTCCAACAACACGACATCTTGAATGTTGTACGACTCCATAATCTTCCAAGCATCATTATCGCCTTTCATGCACTTCGTCCAGAGTTCCATGCCAGCGTGTTCAGTCTTCTTACCTAAGCCAAGACGCTGAGATACATAGTCTAGCTTGTTAGAAGGAAACTTAAACTGGCTACGAACCACACGCAGTAAATCAATTTGTTTATAAGGTGATGGTGGATTATAACCAAATAAGAGGAATTCCTTGTTAAGTGTAGGAATGTCAAACTTAGTACCGTTATAATGCACCACAGCGTCAGCTTCGTCGAGAAGTCCATGAATACCTTTAAGCATAGCCTTTGGCTTAGATTGATGTACAGAATCAAACATTACTTCATCACTATCTAACCACTTAGCAGCCCAACACAGGATGTTAGATGAGTCGATAATATGATTAGGTGAGATGTTCTGATCCCAGATTCCCCAGACATACGCAGTCATCGGGGATGTCTCGATGTCTAGTAAAAGAATCTTCATGGAAACTCCCTACCACAATTAAATACACAAGTTCCTTGAACACAGTTAAAACATTCCTTAGTGTCTTTTGTTACTTCTTTGTTATCACCGTCAAAGTTAAACTCATACTGCTGACCACCGCCAATATCGTAGCCATAAAGCAACGACACCGCTTTCTCGTAGATTTCTGTTACTCGTTGATGACTCTGTCCGTCAGGAAGTGTCACTGTCAATAAGACACGAGTGCCGTCATCGTCTTCTTCATATTCACTAAAATCAAAATGTAATCTCATTTTTGTTCCTTTGAAATAATATCAAAAAATACTTCTGCATCAATTACAACTAATGGTTTGCTGTGGTTCTGTTTCATCACTACTACTGGTTCGTGTGTACCGTGTGTACGACACTGCTCATAATATTGATACACTGCAATCTTTGCTAGATTCTTACATTCAAACTGAAAAGGAATCAAGTCTTGTGCTAACGGACTGAGCTTTACATCAGCTCCGCTTGCTCCCATCGAAGTGCTTGTGATGTCCCCTAGCCTGAGTTGCGGATACCTTTTTAGAAGTTCGCTTGCGAGCCACTTTTGTAGGTTTCTTCCCTTTGCCTTTGCTGACTGAGGTTTCATCAGATATTACCTTTCTATTCTTAATCCATGCTTTAGGGATGTGCATCCTTGCATTAGTTTGGTCTATTGACCATGTTGATGCTAGACAGATTGCTTCGTCAGTTTCATCGACTAAGAACCCTACAGTGGTGCAGTGGTGGATCGCTGCTGTTACTTTGCCTTCCCAACCAACATCGGCAACAGCGTCAATCCAATCAATACTTATTATTGTGGCGGTTGCCATACTTGTCCTTCTTCTCTAAGAATCCATAATAGACGACCATTCTCGATGACACGGTCAAGATTGTTGTCGTAAGCCTTCAAGACAACATCGTACATTTCTTTCTCTGTCTTGCAATCCGCTAACATCTTCTTAGATTTAACAGGACCGATACCAGCTAGTCCAATGATGTTGTCAACTGCATCTCCTGTCAACATCTGTAGATAGAAATTACGGATACCTTCTTCTTCAGTAATGAAGTACTGCTCTTCTTTAACGAAGTTGTAATGATTACCACGAATCATGTTGAGGTCTTTGTCTAAGCTGACAATGATTGTCTCTTCTGGTTCGTGTTTGTAGGCTTCAATACCAAGTTTGTCATCAGCTTCAATACCTTCTACCTCGATGAATCCCCATGATGTTTGCATATATTCACGGAGCAGTCCAAAGTGGTAAGGCTTATCTGCTTTACGAGTTCCTTTGTACGGAGCAGTAACGGCAACCTCATTTCTGAAGTTACCTTTACCAGTCAAGTAGCCTTCGACCTCGTCGACAGGAAGGTTTACATAGAGATTGTCCAAGAATTCAGATAGACGAGCTAACGCAAACTCTGCAGGGTCTCCTTCAGAAGCAAATCCAAATCTGTAAACTAAAATATCCGCATCGACGAGAGCCTTCATTACAGTGCGATCTCGTCGTCGAGTTCTTCTTCATCAGCACCGTCAGCGTTGTAAACAACGAGGTCAGTGATGGTGATCTTAACTAGCGATGGAGATACACCCTTCTTAGCTTGCCACTTCCACTCGTAAGGCTTAATCATGGCGATAGCTTTAGAACCGTTACCTACAGCTTCTTTGATTTCTTTACCAGACTTGTCGAAAGGAACAATCTCGTAGTTACTCTTAGCTGTCAAGAACCAGCCCTTCTCAGGTTTGTCAGGACGCTGACGAGGATTCAGACCTGCTTGCTCTAAAGCACTGACTGCTTCTTTGCTGAGGTTACAGAGGTCTACCTGAAACTTACCGGACATCTCTGATTTCTTGTTGAAGAAAGCCCATTGAACTTCGGCTTCTAATTTGATTGGTTTTTCTAAATTACTCATATAATGCTCCTTAAATATACTGCATTGATTAAACTACT